TGATGATAACTTTGGGTTCAATGAAGAACGTTCTTTCTTTCAAGACGCCGCTGAGTATGATCCTGTAACTGGTACTGACAAAGATAGTTAATGAAAAAGGTTGAGGATAAACTCAACGAAATTTTAGATATTACACCTAAAGTTGAAGTTGAAAAAGTATCGCCGGTAATACCTAGGCCTAGAGAAGACCAAGATATTACTAACGACTATAAGTACAGTAGAGAAAATTTGTACAATCTTGTCGAAAGAGGACAAGACGCCATAGACGGTATATTAACACTTGCGAAAGAGACTGAGCATCCTAGAACATATGAAGTCGCAGGTCAATTAATAAAAAACGTAGGTGAAGTCACAGAGAAACTTTTACAGTTACAAGAGAAGATGAAGAAGTTAGGTGAAGAAACTAAAAAAGGTCCTAATAAAGTGGAAAACAATTTGTTTGTAGGTTCAACAGCAGAGTTACAGAAACTAATTAAGAAAAATGGAAAATAAAACTTATCTAGGTAATCCTAATCTAAAGGCAGCAAATCAGAAAACTAAATTTACAAAAAAACAAGTTGAAGAATTTATACGTTGTCAAGATAATCCTGTTTACTTTATAGAAAACTATTTACAGATAGTAACACTTGATCATGGTTTACAACCATTCAAGATGTTTAACTTTCAAAAAGAAATGGTAGATACATTTCATAATAATCGTTTTAGTATTTGTAAACTACCTAGACAGTCAGGCAAATCAACAACAATTATTGCATACTTATTACACTATGCGATATTTAATTCTAACGTTAACATTGCAATACTTGCCAACAAGGCAGCAATTGCTCGTGACTTATTAGGTCGATTACAACTTGCATATGAAAACTTACCTAAGTTTATACAACAAGGTGTTATCAACTGGAATAAAGGTAGTTTAGAATTAGAGAACGGTAGTAGAATACTTGCAGCCGCAACATCATCAAGTGCTGTTCGTGGTGGTTCATATAATATTATATTCTTAGACGAGTTCGCATATGTACCTAATAATATTGCAGAACAATTTTTTAGTTCAGTTTATCCTACTATATCATCAGGTAAAAGTTCTAAGGTAATGATTGTATCTACACCTCATGGTATGAATATGTTTTATAAGTTATGGAATGACGCACAACATAAAAGAAATAGTTACATACCTATTGACGTGCATTGGTCAGAGGTGCCTGGTAGAGATGAGAAATGGAAAGAAGAAACAATAAAGAATACAAGTGAGGCACAGTTTAGAACAGAGTTTGATTGTGAGTTTTTAGGTAGTGTTGATACACTTATCAATAGTTCTAAGTTAAGAGTAATGTCACACATTAATCCTGAAACATCAAATGCAGGACTAGACATGTATGAAAAACCAAGTAAAGATAAAAGATATGTAATAACAGTTGATGTTGCAAGAGGAACAGTAAATGACAACTCAGCATTTGTTGTTGTTGACGCAACACACATACCATATAAGATTGTAGCAAAGTATAAAAATAATGAAATCAAACCTCTTATTTTTCCTCAGATAATACACAAGATCGCAACAGCTTATAATAATGCAGAAATACTAGTAGAAGTAAATGATATAGGTGGTCAAGTTGCAGATACTTTACAATACGATTTAGAATATGACAATCTTATCATGGTCAATCAACGAGGCAGATCAGGACAAGTCGCAGGTACAGGTTTTAGTGGTAAGAGTTCTCAGTTAGGATTAAGAACAACAAAGGCAGTAAAGAAAATAGGTTGTTCTAATTTAAAAGCAATGATAGAACACGATAAACTAATCATACAAGATTTTGATATCATTGCAGAGTTATCAACTTACATATTAAAGGGTAAAGACAAATACGAAGCAGAGG